CTCTTCGGTCCAGACCTGGCGAATGCGGTTCCAGATGGCGCGGTAAACGTCGATGCTCAGCGAGCGGAGCCGGTCGAACATGCGGGCCACTTCGACCATCCCGCCCTGCTGCTGCGCAAGGATCGCACGGCCCGACTGGTCCTGTTCGTTCTTGCCCGCCAGTGCCGCATTGGCACCGAGCAGGTCGATCTCGGCCTTGGCGTCCTGATACATCAGGAACTCGGCCTGGAGCAGGTCGTGATTGGGCAGGATTTCAAACTCGCCGTCCTCGGCAAGAATGATGCCGTCCGGCTTCGCCATCTCGCGGCGGATCGTCTCGGGGTCTTCGGCCACAGCCCGCGAGGCGCGGATTTGGCGCATCGAGGAGCGGTGCATCGCCTTGGACTTGCGCTTGTTCACCTCGTCTTGCGGCGAGATAAGAACCCGCACCGCGCCAAAGCGGTTGTTGTCGCGGTCCACGTAAAGCGAGGCGGACTTGATCGGGTTTTCTGGCTTGCCGTCCTCGTCAAGATACGGGCTTGGGGCTTCGGATTCCAGATAGCCGCCGTGCGTGAACACGCAGCGCATCCAAACCCCTCCCTTCAGATGGTAAATCTCGATGACCCGCACCCGCTTGCGCTTCGCGTCGGCCCACATCTTGTCCTTGGGCTTGTCGTCGTAAGTCTCGGTGTCGCGGTCGTGGTTCATGGTCGCGACGAGCGCTTCCTCGCCCTCCGGCCACTTCCGCTTGGCCTCGTCGTAATCATACCACGTCACGATGCCGTCATAGCGCTTGTCGCTGAGGTTCGGCCTTGCCGAAGCGGGGTCGTAAAAGTAGCGGTCCCAGGCAATCTGCGTGATGGCCGGGTCATAGCCGTTCTTGCCCTGCTTTACGCCGACGAGCACGGCGCAAGTCCCAGGCGTCAATAGATCATCCCACGCCGCGGACCGCTTGTCGTCCCACTGGTTGTCATCGCAGGCGAAGCGAATGGCATCGGTGGCCGCGTCCGCCGCGCCCTCGTCCTTGGGCGTGCGGGGGAATGCCTTGGGGTCTTTGCGCTGTTGACGTTCCAGCCCTGAGAGGAAGTCCACCTTGCGCTGAATGCGGTTGTAGGTGACAACCGGCTGATGGCGGGCCTCCAGCGTTGCCGTCTCTTCGGCCGTCCACTGCTTGCCGTCGCGGTAGTCGATGTCCCGTTCGGCCTTCTGGCGGGAGTCGCGAGTGCTCTGCTCCGATTCCTCGAACATCTGGACAAGCGCGGTTACGGAATCAGCCATAGTCACGGCCCCCCGCTTCCCGCGTGCTGTCCGTCACCTTGACCCGCAGGACACCGACGATGATCTCGGCACTGGACAGGGTGGCCGTCAGCTTGAGCATGTGTGTTCCGGTCCCCGAGGCTGTGATGGGCACCGTGACCGTCGTTCCCGAGGCAGATACCGTGCCTGCGGTCAGCCCGTTGCCGGTGATCGTGACAGTCGGTGTCCCGCTGATCGTGTTCGATCCGACCGCGCCCGATAGCTTGAACTGGAAGTTGCGCTTCTCGTTCAGCTCCATGCACGGGCTATCGTCGGGCTTCAGTCGCACGGCGGCACGTCGATTGGTTTCGACGCGGACTGGGCCGCCATTTGCCGCCACATCTCCGCCGCTATGGCATCGCGGCGTTGGCGTGCCTCATAAAAGGCGGTCATCCGCTCGGCGCTAATCACAGGTAAATTCCAGCTCGCCGATGGAGAAGATCGGCACCGTGCCAACCTGCATCGCAATCGAGGCGTCGAGCGCGTTGAACAGCAGCAGCGTGCCCGCGCCCGACGATGCCGTGCCGAGCCCGACATGCGTAATATCCGAACCCGGCGAGGCCGTGCATTGCCCGAACGCCAGCTCGCCGTCGTTGACCACCGAGCCGCCCGTGACCTCGCTTGTGGTCTGGTCGCCTGCCTCGCCTGGAGAAGCGGTGTGCAGGCTGATGTAGAAGCTGGTCGCTGGCGAACTGGTGTCGTTCTCGGCTATGTCCGCCCATGTCGTCGCGGTGAAGATCAGCGACAGGATCGCCGTCTCAGTGCCGTTGGTGGCGCTCATTCAGGCCTCCATCCAATCGGCAGCGGCTCACCCTTGTAAATGGCGATGCACACATGCGGGGCGAGGCCCATCAGGCGGGCCGCATACAGCCGCTTGATGGCCGCCCTGTAAGGATTGCTCATTCAGGAACCCCGCGGAAATCATAGGACGTGGTCAGCGTGACGAAGCCAAAGTCAGCCCCATCGGCGCGGAACTGGAAGCTCTCGGGCAGCGCCGTGAACACAAGCGGCCTGCCCGCGACCCTGAGCAGCGCCGAGCCGCCAAACGTGATGCCGCCCGTTGCCGAACGATGGGCATAGGCACTCAAGAACGGCGAGCCTGCGAACGTCAGCCCGCCCGTTGCGGACATGGGCGTCTTGGCGCCTGCGCTCGCAGACCCGCCGAAGGTTATCGCGCCGGTTGCCGCTAGCTGCTCTTCGACAGCTACGAGCGGGGCAATGGCGAGGGATGCCAGCGGCAGGGCCGCCAGCGGTGCGAAGCCTAGCACGTCAGGCGGTTTTCCATGATCCGCCTCCCGTGTCGCGCTTGCGGTCCCAGCGGTCGCGGGGTTTGGTATCCGGCAGCGTCTTCACAATCGCGGGATGCGCCTGGTCGATCGCTCGCCCGATCAGGCTTGCCGTATCGACCTCGTCGTCATGCTTGCCGGCGGGGAAGACAAGGAACTCCGCAAGATCGGCGGCAGGCTCGAAATGGACCCGTCCGGTTGCAGCCATAGCCTGAAAGCTCCTAGCCCTGGTGGGCTTGTCAGCCACGCTAGGGAGCCATTCGAGTCGGCAGTGGACGTTTCGCTCACGCATCCGTCTCCGCAACATCGGCTCAATAGCCTTCTGGATCACCCCGCCTTCGCCGAACCAGCAAAGCGGCTTGTGCTTGGCTATCAGGTCCAGCTTGCGCTCGATCCACTGGTCGGAAGCGGTTTGCCCCTTCCACTGCTCGACCCGGTAAACATCGCCCCGGCTGTCGATACCCCAAACCGTGTGAACCGTGTAATCCCCGCCGCCATCGGTGACCGCGTAGTCGCTCGAGCCGTAGTGGCGCAGCGAGGGCAGTGTGTCGTAGGTCTTGAACCATGACCGCTGAAAGAACGTGCCCTCGTCGGGCTGAGGACGTTGCTGGTAGAGTGCCGACCATTCACGCGGGCCGATTGTCGCCTTGATCCGCTCCAGGGCGTCCAGCGGATACCACTCAGGCCACAGTGCCTCGCCTGCGGGGTTGATTGCCGCCAGCTCTAGCACTTCCCACTGATCGCGCTCCTGCTCGAGCAGCCGTCCGGCTAGATCGTCCTCGTGCCAGCGGGTCTGGATCAGCACGATCGCGCCGCCCGGCATCAGCCGCGTGTAGAGGGTCGAGCGATACCAATCCCAAACCGTTTCCCGGCGCCGTTCGCTGTCCGCTTCCTCACGGTCCTTGAACGGGTCGTCGATCAACGCGATGTGTGCGCCGCGTCCCGTTACCGCCGTGCCCACGCCGGCCGCCACATAGGCCCCGCCGCGGTTCGTGTTCATCCGGTTCGCCGCCTGGCTGTCGGGCGCCAACGACACTGAGGGGAAGACCTGTCCAAACTCAGGCTCGGCAACGAGGTTGCGGACGTTGCGGCCGAAGTCGTTGGCAAGGTCGCTGTTGTAGCTCGCCGCGATGATCTGCCTGTCGGGCCTCCTGCCCAGGCACCATGCCGGAAACCGCTTGCTCGCCAGTTCCGATTTGCCGTGGCGCGGCGGCATGAAAATCATCAGCCGGTCTATCTCGCCGCGCTCTACCGCTTCCAGTTTGGCGGCAATCTGCTCGTGGTGCTGGGCGCGGGTGTAAAGCGGGTTCGTGAACTCAGTGAACCGCAGCAGGCTCCGACGCGCCATTGTCGCCCGCACCTGCTCGAGCGTGGGCAAGGATGCGCTCGAGATCGTCGAGCTGCGAGTCTTCAAGACTGTCGAGGTCATAGCGGTGGGTCACCGTCGAGTTGCTGTTGACCGTCACCTTGTCGCCGTAGCGCTGCGACCACTTGCCGATCAGCCGAAGGCGGGTGTCAACCATGATGCGCTTGTGAGCCGGGTCGATCGTCTTGTCGTCGGCCAGCTCGATGCACTCGTCGGCCAAGGCATCGCAGCCGAGTTCACGCGCGTGCGCGGAATGCGCCATTGCCTCGTCGCTCTTGGCCATCCAGCGCCTTACGTTGCTTTCCGCGAGACCGCGTTCGCGACAGATTGCGCGCAGGGATTTGCCGCATGCGAGTTCGTCGCAAATGGCGATAAGCTCAGCTTCGTCGATCATCACACACTCGGCGCCAGCACGCTCAGCACGCAGCAAGCGAGGCCGGCGGCGGTGAGGTTGACCTTGGTTCCTACTCCACATGCGGAGAGGACGAACAGGATCAGGGCTATCAGCAGGAGGATGGTTGCGAAGGTCATCGGCTTCTCCTGGAATGTTCGCCCGCTCGCGCAGCGCTGCTTGGTGCCCCTCTAGGCCGCGGGAGGGTGCGGCAGTTGGGCATTGCGATTGCTCAGCGTGGGAGCGGGCTCGGCCTGGCGCATAGGGGAACATGCCGGGCCAATCTGAATTGTGAAAATGCGGTAGCTGTGCCGTCGAGGCGCATATGCCTCTCTGGCGACCGTGGGCCCGAAGCTCGCGACCGGTCATGCCGCTCGTCTCACGGGCGGCATGAC